GCAGAAGAAGTAGGAACACTATTTTCAGGAATTAACTCAAGAGGCCTTATAGGCTAATATTAACTAATTAAATTAAATTAAATCATGGCAAAAAGAAAAACTCCAAAAGGAGACAAGATCGTTGACCTTAAACCTAAGGAAGACAAAATTACTGAAGAACAGCTAAAGTCTTTACAAGGGCTAGTAAAAGCTATTAACACTGCACAGGCAGATGTTGGTGCTATTGAAGCTAGAAAACACAATCTATTACATCAAGTTTTTGAAATACAAGGTATGTTAGCTAAGCTTCAAGAAGAGTTTAAAGAGCAATATGGAACTGGAGACATCAACATTCAAGATGGATCTATTAGAAAACAAGAAGATGAGCAAGCTGATTCGTAAAATTACTATAGGCAAAGATTACAAAGTTGACGCTATGCACTATTCTGTTGGACAGGAAGTGTATGGCGGCCATACTATTTGTGATATTATAGAAGAAGAAAATAAATTTTCTATATACATTAAAAAGAAAAAAGATGTGCTGCCTTGGAAAGACTTCAATAAAAACATGGCTGTTTCTGTAGAATACAATTTAGAGTATTAATGCAAAGTATTTACGGGTTTGTAATTAAGCCTAAAGGCGAAAGATACAAGAATACCTCTAAGGTTGGAGACAAAGAGCTAATAACAAACACTGAGGTTTATAGTCATCAACACGTTAACAGAGAGGCAATAATTATATCTTGCCCTATAGTAGGTGATAGCTTGGGCTTAGAAGCCGGCGATACTGTTATAGTACATCACAATGTGTTTAGAAGATGGCACGACGTAAAAGGTAGAGAGCGAAACAGTAAAAACTTTTTCAACGAAGAAACCTACATTATACACGCAGATCAAATGTTCTTGTACAAAACATACGGTGCGTGGAAGTGTTTTAAAGGCTATTGCTTTATTAGTCCAATAAAACAAACGGACATTTACAGTGGTGACTTAGAAAAACCCAACCTGGGTATAGTAAAGTATTCTGACGGAACTGTAGACGTTGGAGACATAATTGGTTATAGACCAAAGACAAATAGTGAGTTTCTTTTTGAAGGAAAGAGGCTATATAGAGTTTTATCAAATCTTATTACAATTAAATATGAATATCAAGGAGACGAAGAAGAGTATAATCCAAGCTGGACATAAGGCGGTTGAAGAACTTATTAAAGTTGCAAAAGAAGCTATTGTTGATGGTGATGATGATATTACTGCCGATAGACTTAAAAACGCTGCTGCTACAAAAAAGCTCGCTATATTCGATGCCTTTGAGATACTTAATCGTATACAAGAAGAACAAGCTTTACTCGAGGGTAAGGTTGCTGAGGAGAAAAAAGAGAAAGTTTTTAAGGGCTTTGCCGAAGGTAGATCTAAATAATGTACGAGCAAACTTTATACAAAATAATAGAGCCAATAAAAAAGACTACAATAAGTAGACTTAATAAAGGCAAGAAGTGGAAGCAAGGCTATAACAAGGAGCATGATGTTGTTGTGCTTAGTGACACTGGCCAAATAGGTGAAATATATAACATACAGGGATTACACATAGCTTTACCTAAGCCTCCTAAAAACGTGTATAGCAACAAAGATAAAAAGTGGAAACAACTTGAAAAACCTGAAATACTTAAAAAAATTAAAACAATATTTGATTGGAGGGCGTACCCAGAAGATCAAAAAGAACAATGGCACGAATACATCGACGGAGAGTTCGACAAGCGCAACGGTGGTTTTTGGTTTAATAACAATGGGACGCCTACATACATAACAGGTACTCACTACATGTACTTGCAGTGGAGCAAAATTGACGTTGGCGCTCCAAACTTTAGAGAGGCAAATAGATTGTTTTTTATATTCTGGGAAGCGTGCAAGGTAGATAAGAGGTGTTATGGTATGTGTTACTTAAAAAACAGACGTTCTGGTTTTTCTTTTATGAGCTCTGCAGAGACCGTTAACTTAGCTACCATTTCAAGTGACTCTAGATACGGTATACTGTCTAAGAGTGGTTCTGATGCTAAAAAGATGTTTACTGATAAGGTTGTACCTATATCAATAAATTATCCTTTCTTTTTCAAACCAATACAAGATGGTATGGACAGACCAAAGTCTGAGCTAGCATATCGTGTTCCGGCGAGTAAGTTTACTCGTAAGAAAATAGAGACTAACGAAAAGCTAGAAGAGATAAAAGGTCTTGACACTACGATTGACTGGAAGAACACTGGTGATAACAGTTATGATGGTGAGAAGCTTTCTTTACTTGTACACGATGAAAGTGGTAAGTGGGAGAGGCCTGATAATATACTAAACAACTGGCGAGTTACAAAAACTTGTTTAAGGTTGGGTAGTAGAATTATTGGAAAATGTATGATGGGATCAACGTCAAATGCTTTAGACAAAGGTGGTGATAACTTCAAGAAATTATATAACGACAGCGATGTCACAAAAAGAAATAGAAATGGTCAAACAAAATCTGGTTTATATTCTTTGTTTATCCCAATGGAATGGAACTTTGAAGGATTTATTGATGAGCATGGACAGCCCGTGTTCAATACTCCAGAACGAGATGTTTGTGGACCAGACGGTGAATTAATAGACGTAGGTGTAATAAACCACTGGGAAAACGAAGTTGATGGTTTAAAGGACGATCAAGACGCTTTGAACGAATTTTATCGTCAGTTCCCAAGAACAGAAGAACACGCGTTTAGAGATGAAACAAAGAACAGTATATTTAACCTGGTTAAGATATACGAGCAAATAGATTACAATGAAGGCATTGCAAGTTCAGCGTCGGTAACGACAGGGAGCTTTCAGTGGGTTAACGGAATAAAAGACACGCAAGTTGTTTTTACGCCAAACCCTAGCGGTAGATTCAAGATAAGTTGGGTGCCACCTGCTAGACTTCAGAACAACATAATAAATAAAAATGGAATTAAGTATCCAGGAAATGAACACATGGGTGCTTTTGGTTGTGACAGTTACGATATTAGCGGGACTGTTGACGGTAGAGGTTCTAACGGAGCTCTGCATGGATTAACTAAGTTTTCAATGGAAGACGCACCACCAAACCACTTTTTTTTAGAATATGTTGCTAGACCACAAACCGCTGAAATGTTTTTTGAAGATGTGTTGATGTCATTAATATTTTATGGTATGCCACTGCTTGCTGAAAACAACAAACCTAGATTACTCTATTATTTAAAGCGTAGAGGATATAGAGGTTTCAGTATGAACAGACCAGACAAAGTTTGGAATAAGTTGTCTGTTGCAGAAAAAGAAGTTGGTGGAATACCAAACTCTAGTGAAGATATTAAACAAGCTCACGCCGCTGCAATTGAAATGTATATCAACGATCACGTTGGAGTAAAAAATGACGGATCTTATGGTAGCGTATATTTTAATGAGACGCTTAATGACTGGGCTAAGTTTAACATAAACAAAAGAACAAAGCATGATGCTTCTATAAGTTCTGGACTAGCTGTTATGGCTTGCAATAGAAACTTGTACAAGCCTACTGCTGATAGAATAATACAACCTTTGAACTTAACTGTTTCAAAATATAGTAACGATGGATTATCATCTAAAATAATAAAGAATGGCTTATAACACAGGTGTAGTTAGTAATTATTTTCCAAGTCAAGCTGTAAGCGATCTTGAAAAGATTAGTTTTGATTATGGCTTAAAAATAGCTAAAGCTATAGAAGCTGAATGGTATGGCACTTCAAACGGAGATGCTAGAACAAGAAACCAAGGAAGAACAAATAGATACAGTGGTAATCAAAGTGATTTCCATAAACTTAGACTATACGCTAGAGGTGAGCAGTCTATAGAAAAATATAAAGATGAGCTTTCTATAAACGGTGATTTATCTTACTTAAATTTAGACTGGAAACCAGTACCTATTATTCCTAAATTTGTTGATATTGTTGTAAATGGCATAGCTGAAAGAACTTACGATATTAAAGCTTATTCTCAAGATCCTAACGGTGTTCAGAAAAGAACTGAATACATGGAATCTATTTTAGCTGACATGAGATCTAAAGAGCTAAATGATTTTGCTCAAAAAGAACTAGGTGTAAATCTGTACAACAATGATCCAGCAAGTTTACCTGGTGACGAAGACGAATTAGCTCTTCACATGCAACTAACATACAAGCAGGCTGTTGAACTAGCTGAAGAACAAGCTTTAAATGTTTTGTTAGAAGGAAATAAATATGAAAACACTAAGAAAAGATTTTACTACGATTTAGCAGTACTAGGGATAGGTGCTGTAAAAACTAACTTTAATACATCAGAAGGAGTTACTGTTGACTATGTTGATCCAGCTAATTTAGTTTATTCTTACACAGACTCTCCTTACTTTGAAGATATATACTACGTTGGTGAAGTAAAGAGCATACCAATAAACGAGTTAATAAAACAATTTCCACACTTAGATCAAGAAGAAATAGAAGAAATAGCTTCTAAAAGCGGAGGTCATAGAGCTGCTTTTGAATCTTACAAAGAGCAAGATAATAACACTGTTCAAGTACTTTACTTTAATTTTAAAACATATATGAATGATGTTTACAAGGTTAAAGAAACTGGTACTGGTGGTGAAAGAGCAATACCAAAAGACGACACTTTTAATCCGCCTGAAAACATGGATGGTGGTTTTCAAAAAATGCAAAAGTCTATTGAGTGTCTTTACGAAGGAGCTTACATACTTGGTTGTGACAAGCTTATACAGTGGGAGATGTCTAAAAACATGATGAGACCTAAAAGCGATTACACTAAGGTTAAAATGAATTACTCTATTGTAGCGCCTAGAATATACAAAGGCAAAGTTGAGTCTTTGGTTAGTCGTATTACTGGTTTTGCAGATATGATACAGTTAACTCATTTAAAAATACAACAAGTAATGTCTAGGATGGTTCCAGACGGAGTTTATCTTGACGCTGATGGTTTAGCTGAAGTTGACTTAGGTAATGGAACAAACTATAATCCACAAGAAGCTTTAAACATGTTCTTCCAAACAGGTTCTGTTATAGGTAGATCAATGACTGCCGACGGTGACATGAATCCCGGTAGAGTGCCAATACAAGAAATAACTAGTGGTAGCGGAGGCGGTAAACTTCAGAGCTTAATAGCAAACTACAACTACTACTTACAAATGATACGTGACACAACGGGACTAAACGAAGCAAGAGATGGTAGCATGCCAGATAAAAACGCTTTAGTAGGTGTTCAAAAGCTAGCGGCTGCAAATAGCAATACTGCTACAAGACATATATTACAAGCTGGATTATTTTTAACAGCAGAAACTTGCGAAGCTTTATCTCTTAGAATATCTGATATAATAGAATACTCTCCAACCAAAGACGCTTTCATACAAGCTATAGGTGCTCACAACGTTGCTACGCTAGAAGAAATGTCCGAGCTACACTTATATGACTTTGGTATTTTTATAGACTTAGCTCCTGATGAAGAACAAAAAGCTATACTAGAAAATAATATACAAGTAGCTTTGTCTCAGCAAAACATAGACTTAGAAGATGCTATTGATCTTAGAGAAATAAAAAACATTAAGCTAGCTAATCAAATGCTAAAAATTAGAAGAGCTAAAAAGTTAAAGAGAGATCAAGCAATACAACAACAAAATATCCAAGCACAAGCGCAAGCTAACGCGCAGGCTCAACAAGTTGCAGCACAAGCAGAGATGCAAAAGACACAAGCTATAACTCAAATGAATGCACAGTTAGAACAAACAAAGTCTCAGCTTAGGATGCAAGAAAACCAAGCTGATGCTGTTCTTAAAAAGTCTTTAATGGAACTAGAGTTTCAAATGAACATGCAGCTTAAGCAAATGGAAACTGAAATACTCAAGTCTAAAGAAGAAGATAAAGAAAATAGAAAAGACGAAAGAACCAAGATGCAAGCTTCACAACAAAGTGAGCTTATAGACCAAAGAAAGCAAGGTACGCCACCTAAAAAGTTTGAATCAGCAGGTAATGATATACTTGGTGGATTTAACTTAGGTGGTTTTGAGCCTAGATAATTACTAATTTATATTTTATATTATGGAAGAAAATGAAAAAGTAGCTGAAGAAGTTACGCAAGAAACACAAGATACTCAAGAAACGCAAGA